ACGATGGGCTTCAATCCTCGTGACGTTGTTACCTGCCTTCAGGAAGACCTATCGGGATATCAAGGGTCAATCGACCCTTGGGATTCCCCCCGTACAGCAGCCCTAAAGCATATGGCAGCCAACTGCACCAAGAAATTGGTGACGGTTGTGTCTCCAGATGCTGATAAGCTGGCGTACGCGAAGTTCACAAAGATGAATCATCATTGTGAGCATTATAGGCTCGAGATTTTCTCGTCGTGGGACGAAGAGTTAGTGGGACTCATTAAAAATGAGCTCTACGAATTCCTCTATCCCTCTGGTCAGCCTCTTGTAGGCTCATTCCAGGATCTTTACGACCATGCAAATCTCGGCCCGGGAAGTAACGTTGGGGCGAACAGTACGAACTTCTACACAAAGTTGTTCGCTGGTCGTCTCACCGCTACAGATCGGGCTCTTCACAGGGCTTATACCCTGTCCATTGCGAACCAGCCTGACTGGATTATTGCTGAGTTTAATCGCTCAGCCCAGTTCGGGCCAGTCGCAATCGTGAAGGAAAGCAAACTCTCTTTTGTTCCTAAGACGAACGAGATCAGCCGTACCATATGCTCCGAACCCACACTGAATATGTTTTTTCAGCTTGGGCTAGGAAACCTGCTTTTCCGTCGACTCCGCTCTAAGTATGGACTTGACGTCCAAACTCAGCAAGTCGCGAATCGTAGGTTGGCTCTGAGAGGTTCAGAAGATGGAACGTTAGGTACAATTGACCTAAGCTCTGCTTCAGATACTATCTCAACCGCGTTAGTGCGTGAGTTATTTCCTGCTGACTTCGTCAGCTGGCTCACGTGCCTCCGTGCCAAACAGTGCGTCTCACCTTTTAGTGAGGGCCCCGTTAGGTTGCATATGATTAGTAGCATGGGAAACGGTTATACGTTTGCCCTCCAAACGCTACTATTTTCGGCTGTCGTCAGGGCCGTGTACCGTCAACTCGAGATTCCTCTTGAGCGACGGATTACCGGGGATCGAAACTGGGGTGTTTACGGTGATGACATTATTGTACGCTCGGAAGCGTATGATCGTGTCATTCATTGTTTAAACCTCCTCGGCTTCTTTCCGAACCCTGATAAGTCCTTTAACTCAGGACCGTTCAGAGAGTCGTGTGGCCTCGACGCTTTTAAGGGCGTCGATATCCGTCCGGTGTTTTGTTCCGAACTGGACACGGTCGCACGAAGGTACGCTTACATCAACATACTCCTTCGCTGGGGATCTAAGTTTGGTATTGAAATGAGGAATACTGTCAAGTATCTCCTTAAATCCGTACCTTGCTTATACGTCCCTGGCTGGGAGAACGATGATGCGGGTATCCAGGTCCCTCTCACATTAGTGCGTGAGCTGAACCTACCACGTGACAACAACGGCTCGCGCCGTTATCGTCGCTGGGTAGTTCAGCCAAGATATATCACGGAATGGAAGAGTTCTTCGGGTACCCCGCGGAGTCAGAAGAGTGCCTCGGAACGAATCCGGGCTCCTTCTTGCTTTTCTGCGAGGCGATCTTAGGGACTTACGCATGGGTTTCCGCGAGGAAAACCCCATGTATAAGTCACGTTCTGGTATAGCCCCGTTCTGGGACTTACCTGATCGCGACCTAACAGAGTTAGGTCTGGAAAGGCGTAGCTGGGAAAGCTACGTCGAGGACATGCTAGCGTAGCATGCCTTGAAACTATTCGCCGTAGAAGAACGGCTGGGG